TACTACGTGAAGCCCATCCTTGGATTCTTCAAGGGTCTTTACGATGGCGCAGTGGCGATCTTCAGCAAGATCGGCAGCGCGATCGGCAGCGCATTTCAAACGGTGGTCGCCACGATCAAAAATGCCTTCCGTGGCATGTTGCAGTATCTGGTGGACCGCGTGAATGTCGCGGCAGGACTGATCAATGTGCTGATCCGTGCTTTCAACAGGCTGCCAAATGTGCCTGACATTCCGGTGATACCAAGCCTCGCAGTGCCAGCCTTTGCGCAGGGCGGCGTGGTGGACCGGCCAACGCTGGCGATGGTGGGCGAAGGCGGTGAGCGCGAATACGTGGTGCCCGAATCCAAGATGGCAGCAGCCAGCAGCAACTACCTGGCAGGCGCTCGCGGCGGCGCAGTGCTGGCAGGTGCTGCATCAGGCGGCGGCACGCCCACGATCAATATCACCACCGGCCCGGTGATGGAGTTCGACGGCAAGCGGTACGTCTCAGTGGCCGACATGGAACGCGCCATGCGGTTGACTGCTGAAGGCGTGATCGGCCGGCTGCGTACACCATCAGCACGCATCGCGCTAGGTATTGCCTGATGAGAGCGCAAAGCCAATACCTGCGAATCTATGACGCGGCAGGCGTTACCTACGAGCGGTGGCAGAGCTATTACGCCAACTCCGTTGTCACGTGGTCAGGCGCCAGCTGGGGCTATGTGCCGTTCATCGCTGATGGCATCACCGCCGGCAGCAGCGGCACCGAGCAGGCGGTATCGGTCACAGCTCCAGCCACAGGGCTGGTAGTGGATGTCTTCCTGGCTGCCATCCGCGATGGCCGACTGGTGGATCTCAACATCTACCAGTTCGATTCCAGCGGCGGCAACAACACGCCGCAAGCTGAGCAGGAACTGGTGGCCGCATACACCGGGCAGGTGGTTGGCGGCAATGGCGGATTGACTAGCCTGACCATACAACTCGGCTCGGCATTGTCCCCAGTCGGCGCACAAGTACCGCCACGGAAGCTGACGGCAGCCATCATGGGGCAGGGCGTCAGACAATGAGTTTCCTCTCCACTAGCGATCCACTGGCGCTGCTGGCCATCCAAGCCGGGCAGATCAATGCGCCCGTTGAAGCCGCAGCGGCCAAGGGCACAACCGAGCTGGATAGTCCGCAGCGATTCGCGCAGATTGGCGAGCCGGTGCCGATCGTGTTCGCCCGATTCCGCAACAGCAAAGGTGGCATCCTCATTAGCCCCGGCGCCACCGAGGCACGCTTCGAGAATGACGCCAGCAACAACGTCACCGCGTACTACATGCTGGTCCTAAGTGAGGGCCAACTCGAAAGCATCCCGGTGAAGGATGTGTTCCAGCGTGCCTGCCGCGTTGGCGCTCACACGCAGACCTACAACCGCAGGGCCGGCACCTGGACGCCCGGCAACTACCTCGTGCAGCGTGCCGGTAAGGATCTGCCCGAGGCGCCGTTCTTCTGCGGCACCGTCGGCAGCTACCCGGGCATCAGCACGCTCAGCTTCAACGTCACCATCCCGGACGGCTTTGACCAGTACAACCGCCAGGTTCATCTGTTCATCCGTGGTGGCATGGACGTCACCCGGATCTACGACAGCGTGACCGGCCCCAGCGATAACTTCGCGGACCTAGTGAAGTGGCTGCTGGTCAATACCAGCAGGGTGCCGGCGGCGATGATCGACGATGCCGCACTGCTGGCAGCAGCCACGTTCCTTGAGGTAAACGGCTTCACCTGCAACCTTGAGATCCGCGAAAGCACCAACTACTCCGATCTCGTCGCCAAGCTGGCGCCCTACTTCCTGCTGGCCGAGAGCAACGCAGGCGGCAAACGCGGCCTGAGACCGCTGCTGCCGGTGACTGCTGGCGCCGCCATCAAGACCACAGCAATCACGGCGGAATACACCTTCACCGAAGACACGGTCCTGCCCGGCACGCTGGAGATCAATTACCTGTCACTGGCGGACCGACAGCCATTCGTGGCGCAGATGATCTGGCGTCAGCAGCTGGAGAGCGACATCGGCATCATCCGCACCGCCGAGGTGCGTTACAGCGGCACCGCCGAGACCGGGCCGTATGAGTCGCATGATCTCTCGACGTTCTGCACCAGCGAGGATCACGCCGTCAAGGTTGGCGCCTACATCCTGGCCAAGCGGCTATACACCACGCACACCATCCGCTTTGCAGCACGGCCGCAGGAGCACAACACGCTCATCAGCGCTGGCGACATCATCCGCGTGCGACTGGAGCGCGACAACACCACCTACGCCAACTCGGTGCATGACTACCTCTACCAGGTGGAGCGCATCACCAAGACGCTGGCTGGTGATGTGAGCTATGAGGCCACACACTTCCCGATCGACGACCAAGGGCGCAGCCTGATTGCGTTGGATGTGGCTGCTGCTGTCGGCACCGGCATCATCCTGCCAAGTGGCCGCACCGGCGTGAGCTGTGATGTGAACTCCAGCAGCGACAACACCATCCCCGCTGAGACGTTTACGGACGCGGATGGTGCTGACCCGCTGGAGCTATCACCAAGCGGTGGCGGGCTGGGCTTCAACGATTCAGCGCCGACTGGCGACACCGGCAACACTGACGATGGGTTGGATTACGAAACCGGGATCTACTTCCACAGCCACAACTGGGCCGACAACGTGCTGACGGTGCGGATGCGCCTGGCACCGACCGGCAGGGCGCCGCGGACGGATCTGGGATCGCTGTTCGCCTCGATCACCAGCACCTCCGTGGTGGCCGTGCTGCCGAACGGGCAGCTGGCCAACCCGCAGCCGGGCAGCCTGCCCACGGTGTCGTTCTCGGGGCTGATCGCTGAGCCGTGGGATCCGATCGCCCAGGGCTTGCCGGTGCCGCCGCTTGATCGTGTCTTCCAGGGGGAGTTCGTGATCACGTTCTACGAGGGCGACTTCCCGCCATCGGCGGAGGATCCGGCCCAGCAGCTGACCTACCGGGCGACGGTGGAGTTCAGCGCTTGGGAGGGTGGCTTCACTGAGTTGTCATACCTGAATTCGTTGGTGGTGGATTTTGTGCCGACTGAGGCGCCGGCAGGGCCAGGTCAATCCATTTTCTACTGGAGCGGGACCGATCTGCTGTCTACGGGGAGTGAGACGTTCTTTTTTGAGCCAGACCAAGATATTGAAACAGCAACTCTTACTGGACAGCCCGCTGTCTCATGCACGCAAATAATTATATATGTTAACGAAGGGCTCATAGGGTCGAGTCAATTCCTAGACTTTACGCTTGAGTGGTATGTTTCCGGTGTAAGCTCGCTAGATGAAGACCCAGGGTTTACTGGAGTTTATTTAGATGTCCGCAATTCTGACAACAACCAATTGACTTCGCTGTTCGTTGCGGGTGAAACAGTATTAGCAATCAAGGCAACGCCAGGCAGTTCTGATGTGATGGCGGAAACTCAGCTAGACTTGACTGGATTAGTTCATTTGAGTATCCAGAGGATTTCTGGCACATATTACTTGCACGTCAAAGGGCAAAAAATTACATCATTTGCAAACACTGTGCAAGATTACTTTGTACAAGTCTTCGGCACCGATCTTGCCCTCGGCACTACCGTTTTTGGCCAAGGCCGCTTCACCTCCGGCGCCGCCCTTTACGGCATAGGCAACTTCACCCCGCCCTCCACAGCGTTCTACATTGCAACGCCGTGACCTTCCCCACCCTCACCCCGTCCAGCCGCGCGTTCACGCCGGGCGAGTATCCGCACACGCCGTTCACAACTTACAACGGCCTGCAGAATCGTGTGCGTCATAGCAATGTGATTCTCAGCAGCTCGGTGCGGCTGAGCTTTATCGCTGTGACGGAAGCTGACATGCTCAGCATCCTCAGCCACTACCAAGGCCAGTTCGGCAGCTTTGAGAGCTTTACCCTGCCGTCCAGCATCTGGAGCGGTGTTACCACCATCAGCGACTACGAACTGACGGATTACCGCTGGCGATACACGGACGCGCCAACCGTAGATGACGTCTACTGCGGACGCTACAACGTCGAGCTGACGCTTGAAACCGTGCCGCCTGAAGGGGCATTCGTCAATGGCGCCGAGCTGGCTGTGATCATCAGCCTGTCCGCTGGCACTACGGCCACAACCAATGGCATCCAGCAGAGCATCACTTTCACGCTGGCGGGCGGAACAGCGACCTAGACTGATCTCAACGCAGGTACACCATGGCCAGCCTGATCTACAACTCATTCGTTGATGACATGGCCCGTGGTGCCATCGACCTCGACACCGATACCTTCAAGGTGATGCTGGTCACCAGTGCCTATGCGCCGAACAAGGACACCGACCTCAAGCGTTCTGCCGTTACCAATGAAGTGACTGGCACCGGGTACACCGCCGGCGGTGTGACCACTGCCTGCACAGTTACCAAGTCCACCGCCAATGATCGCGTCACTCTTGGCTTTGCCGCTGTGACATGGGCCAGCAGCACCATCACTGCACGCGGCGCCGTGATCTACAAATCACGCGGCGGCGCCAGCAGTGCCGATGAACTGGTCTGCTACATCGACTTCGTTTCGGATGTAAGCAGCACCGCGTCCACGTTCAGCCTGGGCAGCAGCACCATCACGCTGCAGAACTGATGGCCACCTTCCCGGCACTGGAGCCGGCCACGCGCCGCTACAGCATGGGCATCTTCCCCACGACCGAGGAGCGCGGCTTTGGTGGTGGCAGCATCCGCTTCCGGCATGGCACCACCGCCTACAGCCATAACCTTGAGCTGGGCTTTGCCGCGCTCACGCAAGCGCAGGCCAAGCTGCTGCGCGATCACTACCGCGAGCAACAAGGCGGCTACATCGCGTTTCCGCTCAGCACCAAAGCATGGGCCGGCCACACCAGCTTCACCGATCTGGTGCCAACCTCTACGCACTGGCGTTACGCCTCGCAGCCACAGGAAGACCACTTGACCGGCGGCTACGTGAACGTGCAGCTGACGTTGATCAGCGTGCCTGCCGTGGTTGCTGCAGCGTCTTCCGGCCTGGCGTCTACCGTCACAATCACGCTGGCAGGTGGCGCAGCATCAGGCAGCTAGGCTGTCTATGCGATTTGCATTCGCCATGTCAATCACTCCTGAACAGATCGCTGGCATCGCAATCTCGCTGCTGGCCGGCTCTGAAATGCTCAGCCTCATCCCCGGCATCCGCGCCAATGGATGGATTCAGTTGATCCTCGGCATCCTCAAAGGCATCGCGTCCACACGGCGCTGATCCAATGGGCGAGCCATCGCACGGCGAGATCCTCCGCGCCATCGGCGTTCTGGAGGGCCAGCTCAAGCAACTGCTAGACGCCGCCATCTCCGACAAGACTGAGCGGAGCGGTTTAGGCGAGCGAATCGGCAGGCTGGAGCAGCGCATGGCGCAGGTGGTAATCATCGCCGTAGCCGTAGCCACGCTGTCGCCGCTGGTATGGGGCGAGGTTCGAGGCATCATTGATCACTCGTCACCGCAACTGCATCAGCGGCCATGACCTTTCAACCTCTGCGCCTTGCTGACCTGTTCAAGTTCTACCGCGGCCTTCCGCACCAAATGGCTTCCATAAGTGAATTGGAAGCGGCCATTAACAAACGTGCGCCGCACATCCTGAGCAAGGATCAAGACTGGTTCAAGACCTGGAGCGTCCCCGGTAAGCAGACTGACCTGGCCGCAGCGATTGAGCTGATCAAGGAATTCGAAGGCTGCCACCTAAGCGCTTATCCCGATCCGCTAAGTGGCGGTGACCCATGGACAATCGGTTACGGTACCACGCGATTCCCGGATGGCAGCGCCGTGCAGCGCGGCGACAAGATCAACGTCATCGAAGCCGACATGCTGCTCCGCCTTGATGTGGACCGCATCGCCGAACGCCTCCGCTCCACCGTGCCAAGCTGGGCCACGCTGAACGATTCGCAGCGCTGCGCACTTGTAAGCTTCGCTTACAACTTGGGCGCCGACTTTTACGGCAAGCCCGGCTTCGACACCATCAGCGCAGCACTGCGCGATAAGGATATGACCGCCGTGCCAGCGGCACTGCTGCTTTACCGCAACCCTGGTACGAATGTCGAAGCCGGCCTACTGCGCCGCCGTAAGGCCGAAGGGGCGTTGTGGCAAAAAGGCACCCCACAACTGCAACAGCAGGGCATCCTGCTGCGTGTCCCTTACGAGGCACAGAACGACAACGCCAGCGGCACCGGCTACCGCGAATGCTTCAGCAGTAGCGCTGCCATGGTGGCCAAGTTCTACGGCAAGGTGAGCGGCGACGATGCCTACAACAAGATCCGCGCCAAGTACGGCGACACCACCGACGCGCAGGCGCAGATCAAGGCGCTGCAGTCCCTAGGGCTCAACGCGCGGCTGCGCACGAACTGCAGCCCTGCCGTGATCGACACTGAGCTGGAGGCGGGGCGCCCAGTGATGGTGGGCTGGCTGCACAAGGGGCCTGTCGGCGCACCCACCGGCGGCGGTCACTGGAGCGTGATTATCGGCGCTACCAGCGGCGCTTACATCCACAACGATCCGAACGGCGAGGCCGACATGGTGAACGGCGGCTACGTCAACCACACCAAAGGCGCTGGAATCGCCTACAGCCGCAAGAACTGGCTGCGCCGCTGGGAAGTGGATGGCCCCGGCACCGGCTGGGCGATGCTGGTCAGTCACGCATGAGGCAGTACGTCCTTGAGATCGAGTACACGATCGTCGTTGAAAGCGAAGACGACGATCCCGAAAACGTGAGCGATAACTTCGTGGCGCGGCTCACTGAGTTGGCGCCATCCAACGATCACATCCTGGGCCTCTCGGTCAACGTCCTACCCATCCCTGAGTTGCGTGGATCATCAGATTGATGGCACATCCCTCGTCCCTAAGCGCTCCGCAAAGCAACGATTCAGGCAGCAGATCTTTGAGGCATGGCAACACTGCTGCGCCTACTGCGACGCTGCGGCCGACACCTTGGATCACGTCAAGCCGCGCCACAAAGGTGGCAACACCGTCGCCAGCAACCTCGTGCCAGCCTGCCGCGAATGCAACCGTAGCAAAGGCAGCGAAGACTGGCGGCAGTGGTATCAAGTTCAGCCATTCCACTGCGCCAAACGCCAGGCGCGAATTGATGACTGGCTGGCTGATTAGCATTGATCAGCAAATGTCAGCGCCATGAGCTGGGGCGATTGGATGATCGTTGAATGGACGCTTGAGGAGGAGCTTCAAATTGAAGCGCAATCTCGCAGCGCACTAAACCATCACAGCGCTGATGAAGTGCGGCAGTTGTGCTCATCATTGATCAGGCAATATGCCTACCAGAAAAAGCTGATGCAGCAAGCTGTAGGGCATATTGCCAAGATCGAGATGGAGCAATTCCTAACTGGCTCGCATCATCAGCCGCAAGCGGCGCACGGCATTTTCTCGGCGCTGGCCAACGGCACTGCGCGAAATGCCAAGCGTCTCGCCAATCTCCCGCTGCGATTGCTTCGGGCCGTTCAATCCATGGTAGGCAGATACAACATACCTATCCCGTTCTCCTAGACGAAAAAAAGCTAGCTTCAGCTGCTCCGCATACACTGGCGACAACTCATCGCCAATTTCGGGATCTTCTGATGCGATCAAATCAATCAATGGCGAGCCATTGTCACCGACCATTTGATCAAGGCTGCTATGCGGCGTATTGCGCTGCAGGATCATCTGCAGTTCATCTACAGTCATTTCCATCTCCTCTGCCAGAGCCACCATTGAAATCGGTCGGCCATGCTCTTGTAGATATTCGCGCTGCAGCTTGGTTGCGCGGTAGATCTTATCCAGCAGGTGCTGCGGCACTCGAATGATTCGTTCCTTCGTATCAATCGCGCGAGTAATTGACTGACGAATCCACCAGTAGGCATAGGTGCTGAACTTGTAGCCTTTGCTGCCATCAAATAGCTCGGCTGCACGATGCAACCCGATGGCGCCTTCTTGGATGATGTCCATCATCTCAAGGCCATTGCACTTGAGCCGAGTTGCATACCGCTTGGCAATGTGAACAACTAGCCGTAGGTTGCAATTCATGATCGTGTCGCGTGCGCGCTGGCCGCGCTTGATCTCGCGCAGTTCAGCTTTTGTGCGCTCGCCTTCCATGGCTTGCAGCTCAATCATGCGCCGCACCTGGCGGGATAGCTGGATCTCCTGCTCGCCGGTCAGCAGGGGATACCTGCCGATCTCTGCGAGGTAGTCCTTCATTGAGTCAGTGCTCATGGTTCAGGTTGTTGAGAGGCATCTTGATCGCCCAAGCTGCAAAGCCATGATTCAAGCGATTCTCGCATGGGCAAGCCCTTCGGCAGCTTGAGGAAGCGACGAAGGTCAGCAATGTCGCGCACGAATATGCTGGCACCGCTGGAGTAGGCGATGAAATACCGGCCGTTGTGGTCACGGCTGGTTTCAATGAACTGGTGCTGACTGAGCCGCAAGGCATCGCGCTTCACGGCTCACCCTCCACCCCAGGCACCGGCAGCGCCCAGTGGGGGAGCCAGGCCGTGAAATTAGTCCAGCTCAGGACTTCCAGTTGGCAGTAAATCCAGTGGGGTAGCTCCCCAGGCTGGTCAACGATCCACCACCAACACCTCCCCTCCGCATCGCAATCCTCCGGCCCCGGCAGGCGCTCGCTCACCGGCACCGGCTCAATGGCGGGACGGCCCCAGCGGGCGAGTAGATCGCGGGCATACTTCAACACGTCGTCGCGTATGTCGTAGCCTTCAACTACGCCATAAATAACTTCTCCACCAACAAACGTATAAGCAACTGAGTGCTTTTGGGCGCAACGTAGTATCTCCTTATCACTCACCCCCTCCGGCTCGGGCTGGGCCAGCGCGGCGCGGGCGCGATTCACCAGCGCATCGTCGTGCTGCTCATTGGCGACTTTGTAGTCGTGTAGCTCGTTCACCAGCTCAGCGCACAGCGCACGGAAATTGGATTCAGTCATTGTTGTTCTCCGGTAGTGGCGGGGCGGCCCCAGCGGGCTAAGGCGGCGCGGGCGTAAGGACGCCAGCTCAGGACTTCGCCGCCTTGGTCAATATCAGTGAACAGCTCATCCAGCTCCTCATCCGACGGCCCCTGCGGCTCGGGCTGGGCCAGGGCGGCGCGGGCTTCAGCCGCCAACGCATGAGTTTCGCGGCGATCATCCATCAGCAGCTGTCGATAGTGATCCAGCTCATTGGCCATTCGGGCGCACAGCGCACGGAAGTCAGTCATTGCCACCCTCCAGCTCGTTTGCAAGAGCAAGGATGATTAGTTTGTCTCGATTGCAGTACAACGCAGCAGCGCGAAGAGCGGCGGCGGCAATTATCGAGGAAGACGCAGGCGACATGTCGGACCAGTCCCAATAAACGTCGGCGGCGGCATCCAGCACCGCCTGCGCGGCGGAGGAGAGAGGTTTAGTCATCGTAGTGCGGGTAACAAAAGAATTTTTCAATACGTCCAACCTCAATATCAAATTGTACAGCTATATCAAACGGCTGGCAATCATGAGTTTCGGCTAGTTCGCTTAACTGGAGATACGTCACCTCGCGGAGTTTCTCAAGAAGAAAGCAACGGAGAGCCCGTTTATGCTCTGGCTTCATTCAGGTAGCGCCTCCAGTGCGCGGCGGATGGGACTATCGGGTGCAATGTCCATAACGTTCTCCCATTCAGCTAGTTCAGCCAGCGCCTGCTTCTTCAAGCTCGGCGGCTTGGGGCGACGGGCGGCGCCAAGAGCAGACGCGGCGAGAACCTGCCGGCTCGTCATCAGCCACTCACAGCACGCCTCCAGTTCCGTATCGGCGCCCCACTGGGCCGCGCGGATGGCAAGGTCAATGCAAGCCTCACCTGGCACTATGGGTGTGCCATAAAATTCGGTCATCCACTGCTGCACCAGCTCCGGCGGTGGGGTGATGGTGTTCATCGCTCAGCCTCCTGCTCAATTAGCGACGGCTTAGTGGCAGCACCTAGCACAGCACGGGCATACTCCAGCGCAACGATGTTAAGCGCCACGTGGAAGATGCCGGGCTTGACGCCAGTCGCATCGCTGCAAACCTTGGCCGCATAGCTGAACTCATCTCGCATGGTCTCGGGCATCAGTGCCAGCAGCTCTTGGTCAGTGATTTGGTACCACCCGCTCATTAGAAAAATCCAAGTCGTAATCCTTACTTAGCTTCATCATGTCCTCGATTGCGCGGTATTCATTGAAGGCAAGCTGACAGGCGCCCCGCATGATCAGCTTTTCGGTCATGTTGGCGGCTCCAAGGACGCTCTCAAAGACCTTGAACCAAGCATGAACTGAGCAGTCGTCCATGTCGGCCTCCCAGGTGGTGGTCATCTCGCCGGGTTCGTCAATGGATCCTTGGCTGTAGCGCTCGTCGGTGAGCTTGATTTCGAGTTTCATTGGCCCTCCAGCTCGGCGGCTATGTACATCAGAACACGTCCTCTTCGACCTTGACGCGCGGCAGGAACTCAAACCGTTGCACGCTCAATACGTGCTTGCGGCGTTTGGTGCCAGTGTCTTTGTCCTGCCATTCCTGCATCCGCAGGTTGCCAGATACAAAGATCGAATCACCTTTCTTCAGCTTGTCCACGATGATCTCAGCGGTCTTGCCCCATGCTTCAACATCAATCGCATTGTTGATGTATTCGCCGTTTTTGTCTTTGCCTTCCTGAATGCCACCGCCGAAGTTGCAAACCATAGTGCCGCTTTCAAATGCTTTCAGCTGTGGATCGCTGATGATGCGAACAATACCGGATGCGTAGAGACTCATGGGTTGATCGGTGTAATGGAGTTGGATTCCTCAAAAGCCAGCACATCAGCCAGCGGGTACTGCACCCGCGGCGTGCCAGCTGGCGTAGCGAGGCGCGGCAGGGTGACATAGCGTGGTCCCGAACCGCGCGCGCGCTGGCCTTTGATCGTGCTCGGCTTGACGCCCCATCGGGCGGCTAGTTGC